AATGTGCTCGGCCCGATGCGTCAAGAGTTCATCGACGAAGGGTTCCGGCTTTTCGATCAGCTGATCGAGGCGCGCCTGTCGTGAACGCGGATCTTGTGCAGGCGATCACGATCGCAGTCTTGGCGACGCTGCTGGTCGGGCATCTTCTGTGGGGGCATCGGTGAAAGACGAGCAGCTGGCCGTCCACCGCGAGCTCGAGTATTTGCGTGCGGTAGGTCGGACGATCGGACCGCGTCGCCGGCGCCGTCAGAAGTCGAACGCCGCTCGGGCGAGCGATCGCCGGCGCATCGTCGAACGTCGCCGGAAGCTTGGGGAGGTGCCGCGCGATGCCGCGTGAGCTTCGCGCCTACGTGTGTCCGCATCGGCGGGGACATGACTCGGCGCGCGCGGCCGCGTACTGCCAGCTCGACCGGCATCTCCACGAGCATGCCGGCGCGTTCGAAGGCTGTCCGGTCGGGGCGTGTCAGATGGCGTCCGCGATCCTCAACACGCAGCTGCTGCTGGGCAGGTCGACGTGACGGCGGTGAACGTGTTTGACGTCGCGCAGCTCGAACGCTTCGAGGAGCTCGACTGTCCCCGCTGCGATGGCCTCGGCCGCATCGAACATCCGAGCCTCCACGATCGGCTCGCGCAGGCGATCCCGTTCGGCTACGCCGCCCTGCCCTGTGGGCTGTGTGGCGGCGAGGGACGGATCTGGCGTCTCCGGCCGCTCCTCGGCGAGGTGGCTCGTGGCTGACGGCGCGAACGAGCAGCAGGAACTCTTCGAACAGCAGATCAGCGAAGGACTCGCCGCCTTCGCCGCTCGAGGCGCTGCAGCGCGGAAAGCCGTCGACGGAGTCCTCGCAGGCTTGCGCGGCCGCGACCGTGGGATCGCGCGTGTCTGGGAGGGCACCGACGACGACTGGAAGGCGCTCGCGCTCGCCACGATCCAAGTTCTCGCCAACGCCGGCGACCCGTTCACCGCCGAAGACATCCGCGAAATCGTCTCCGACCCGCCCGGCCACCCCAACGCCATGGGAGCGCTCTTCCAAGCAGCGTCGCGGCAAGGTCTGATCCGCTTCGTCGGCTACCGGAAAGCCACCCGCCAATCGCTCCACGCCCATCCGATCGGCGTCTGGGTCGGCGCGAAAGCGAAGGCGAGCTGATGACCACCCTCGGCTTGAGATCTCGCTGGCCTTTCAACCGCGTCGGCGCGCGTTTCGCTGATCGACGGTGGACTGATGAGCAACGCCGCCAGGAATTGGTGGGTCGACGCGCCTTCAAGGCCATGGAGAGCGAGTCAGGCGCCTCGGGTCACCGCCACGAGGAATACGACATCGCCGGACGCCTCGTCACTGTAGTCCGCAAGTCGCAGCGGGTTACTCGCTACCAGGCGATCGTCCGCCGCGTCGACCCGTTTGGATTTCATCGGGACCAGTATGAGCGCCGCCGCGAGCGGCGAGTTGGCCGAGTCGTCGAGATACGCATCTCTTGGCCGGAAGCGAAGGCGAGCTGATGACCGAAGCCGAGCTCCTCGACGCCGTGAAGACGCTGGCCCGGTTCACCGGATGGACGCCGTATCACACGCACACGTCGAAGCATTCCGATGCTGGCTTCCCGGACTTGGTTCTCGTCCGCGGCCAGGAGCTGATCTTCGCGGAACTCAAACGCGACCGCGGTGCGCTCACCGCGCAGCAGCGGGTCTGGCTCGACCAGCTCCGTGATGTCCGCTCGATCGACGTGTACGAGTGGCGGCCCGCCGCGTTCGAATCCGAGATCGTGCCGCGCCTCCGGAGACGATCCGCATGAGGATCTTCGCCGGCGTCGCCCTCGTCGTCTGCGCATGTGCGCTGCTCGTCGTCTTCTACATCTTCGACACGATCGCGAGGACACGGTGAGCAGCCGGCAATGTCGCAGCTGCGGCGCCCGCGTCGTCTGGGCACGCACCGTCGAAGGGAAAGCCGTCCCCCTCGACGCCGACCGCAACCCTGCCGGCAACATCGTCCTCCTCCCCGACAGAGGGACAGGGTCTCGCCTCGCCATTTACCGGCGGAAAGGTGATCCGCCGATCGACGTTATCCTCGCGCGCACCTCCGACGCGGACGGGCCGTTCACATCCCATTTCGCGACCTGCCCAGACCGCGACCAATGGCGGAAGCCGCGCGTCGCCGCGGCGAAGGAGGCAATCAGTTGAAGATCCGAGTGGTTTCCGACGGTGAGGCCCGAAGCGAAGGATCTCGGGTGTTGATCGTCGACGATGAGGGCTCAGTCCTCTTCGATATCACCCCGTGTGTCGCGCGGGTCGACTGGTCGCTCGCCGCCGACTATGCCGGGCTCGCGTGCGCCACCGTCACGATCGTGCCTGGTTCAGCGACCGCCGATGTCCTCGCCGCGATCGTCAAGTTCGAAGAGGAAGCCGAACAGTCCGCTGATGATCAGGTCACCCGATCGTGATGACCGCGACCGTCACCGAGTTCAGGCGGGTGAGCCGCGCCGTCCTTCTCCGCGCGTCGCCCGCGATCGGCACCGCCGGGCTTTGCGCGGGCTGCGGCGACTGGCGGTGGGTGGGCGCGCAGGGCCGCGGCTGGATCGTCGTCGCGAACGTCTACGAGAACGGCGTCTGGGTGCGGCTGCTCCGCTATCACCCGCGATGCTACGAGCAGGCCGGCCGCCCCTACGGCGAGCCCGATAACCGGCGAGGGCCACGTCGTGGATGACGAGACGCGCTGCTTCGGCCTCACCGGACGATGCGTCCTCGCCGCCGGGCATCGCGGCGACCACTCCGAAAAGCCTCGACGTCAAACGGTCACGGAAGTCAGATCACCGGGCGACCCCCCCCCCGCGCATCGCGGCCGGGTCGGAGGAGGGTAGACACATGCCAACCGTCGACAAACAGTCGGAGCTGAGAGGCTGGGTGATTCAACGCCGCCTCAACGTGCTCGCACCCGCCACGTTCAACGAGAGCGCCGTCGGTGGTGGCGTGTTCGCCGGCGACGCGGAGATCATCGTCGTCGTCGACGACCTCCAGGTCCTCGAGGCCGACGTCGCTTTCAACACCAACGGCGCCGCCGTCAAGGCCGTCGCCGTGGCGGCGCGGCCCTCCCGCCGGAGTGAGGAAGGCTATCCGTGTCGGAAAGGCTGTGGCCGCGTGTTCACGAAACGCTCCGGCGGCAGCGCCCGCCACGAAGCGAAGTGTCGAGGGAAGCGATGAGCGCCGCCGCGATCCTCTTCCCGTGCATCTGCCCGGGCTGCTGCTTCGAACATGTCGACTACGACGTCGTCCAAGCCCATGAACGGGCTGAGCATCCCGCGTGGCGCGCCGCTTTCGATGAGGTCTGCCGGCGGATCGCCGAAGAGGAGGGACTCCTCCCATGACCGCGCCGGCAACGCTTCCCGTCAAACAGCTCACGATCTGGGACTCCAACCCGCGCAAGGAACCCGGCGACGTCGACGAGCTCGCCGCGTCCATCAAAGCGATCGGCATCATCGAACCGTTGGTGGTCGCACCGCAGAACGGCAGCTACATGGTCGTCGCCGGCTCTCGGCGTCTCGCCGCCGCCCGCAAGGCTGGACTCAAAGACGTGCCCGTCGTCGTCCGCGACGACCTCACCGAACGGGAACTCCTCGAGGTCGCGCTCATCGAGAACCTGCAACGCCACGACCTCACCCCGCTCGAGGAGGCGCGCGCCTACTGGTCACTCGTTGAGCTCGGCCTGTCCCAACGGCAGCTCGCACTGCGGATCGGCCGCTCGCAGTCGCACATCTCGAAACGCCTCCAGCTGATCGACCTCCCCGACACGGTGCACCGGAAGCTTGATTCCGGCGGCATCACGATCGACGACGCGCTCGAGCTCACGAAACTGAAAGACCATCCCGACCGGATCGCGAAAGTCGTCCGCGACGACCGTCGCGACGTCGCCTGGGCGGTCCGCCGCTCCCTCGAGGACCTGAAAGACGAGCAGCGGGTCGCCGCGGCTACCGCGGAGCTGCAGTCGAAAGGCGCGCGGCTCGTCGCCTACGACAAGACCGGATACGGAAAGACGTACAAGCGTGTCGGCACCAGCTACGACGCTGAACTCCAAGTCGAGGTCGCTAAACACGCGAAGGAACCATGCCACGCGTCCGCGGTCATCCCGATCGGACATCACGACGCCGGCAAGGTCGTCTACATCTGCACCGATCCGAAACGTCACGCCGGGAAAGGCGCGTCGAAGCTCAAGATCAAACAGCCCCCCGGACGGGGATCCGCCGTCAACGCGAAGCAGGCACGTGAACAGAAGGCGCTCCGCGACGCTGCGAAACTCCGCGAAGAGTTCACCGCCGAGCTCCTCGACCGGCGGCTCCCCAAAGACGAGCTCGTCGCGCTGATCGTCCGCGCTCTCTTCGACGAGGCCTCCGCCGAGACGATCAAGAACGCCGCGCAGCTCCTCGGCCTCGAGCTTGACGCGAAAGACGCGAAGGATCGCACGCCCCACGACTACGTGAAAGTCGCCCGCCGCTACCTGGCCGCCGCCGGGCCTGGCGACCTCCTCAAGGTCGGGGTTGCGATCGCGGTCGCCGGTGCGAACCAAGACCTCCGCTCGAGCTGGGGATCATGGACGCGGAAACAGTGGCATCTCGACTGGATCACCAGCCACGGGTACAAGCTCGACGCCGCTGAACGCGCCCGCCTCGAGAAGAGTCGCAAAGACGCGAAACGCTGGGGCGACGATGTCTAACCACCGCGTAGCGAGGGCGTCGAATGGGAATCGAGCGAACGATGGGTGATGAGCGACAAGCCTGGCGCGAGCGGGAGGTCGGGGTCCGCGAAACCTGGATTTGCTGTCCGACCTGTTGGCTCGAAGGGCCTGCTGTGGACGACGGCGAGTACCTGATATGCCGTTACTGCGAAGCTGTGTTGCGGCGCGTGTCGCCCGATGGAGCGTCTACGCCATGAAGACAGAGATCATCGGAACGCCGGTTGTGACCCTCGGCTTTACGCGCGGAGAACTCGATCGTATGGAAGAGGTCGCGTTCCCAGATTCGATCGAGGGATGGATTCACAACCTCATCAGCGCGGCGCTCGGGCTCCTGCCTACAGGAGCGGTCGGACGCGATGCAGCGCACGAGATGAGGTCTGCGACGATGGACGAGGGTGTGTTCCGCCGATGAGCGACGAGCCGATCATCTTCGTGGACGTCGAATCGACAGGCCTGTACCCGCAATTCGGGCATCGGCCGTGGGAGATCGCGTTCATCGAAGTGGACGGGACGGAGCATCTGCATCAGATCCGCGTCGACGTCGCGCGCGGCGAACCGTCGGCGATGCGGATCAGCCGCTTTTACGAACGACGCGCCACCGACGTCGAAGAGCCGCTGCTCGTCGCGGACCTCGTCGCCCGGCTGACCGCAGGGAAGCATCTCGTCGGCGCGGTCCCGTCGTTCGACGCGGGGATGTTGACGGCGTTGCTGCGCGATAACGGGTTCACACCCGCATGGCACTATCACCTGATCGACGTCGAAGCGCTCGCGGTCGGCTATCTCGCCGGCCGGGGCGTGTCGGTGCCGGTCCCCTGGGATTCCGATGAGCTGACGCGCCTCCTGGAGCTCGACCCGCCCGATGAGGAGACGCGGCATACGGCGCTCGCGGACGCGCGGTGGGCTCGCGACATCTATCGGAAGATCGTCTGGGCGTCGGTGTGAAGCGGTTCGTGATCCGCATCGACTGCAAGCCGGCTTCCGCGACCGCGGCCGGGCCGGCGTGCTTCGTTGAGATCCGGATCCTCGACGCGGACACGCGCGCCGAACTTTCCGTCCCTCGTTCGGTTCCGATCGCAGTCGGCGACGGAGCGGAGATCGTCACCGAATGCTGTCCCGCCGAATCGGCGGAGGAGATCACCCGCCGGTTCGCTCTCGAGCTTTCCGGAGCGTCGGGGGGCTGATGGGTCGGAAGTGGCTGCGACCCGACGATGTCACGTTCCGTCCGAAGGAGCTCCTGGAGCTCGAGGCCGGGTTGCGCGCCTTGCATTTCGCGGCGTATCCGGCGTTGCCGACGTCGCCGGCGGCGATCAGCTCCACGTCGTCGCCGGCGACCGCCGAGCAGGAAGCGAACCGGGTGCTCGCCGGCAGCCGGCCGCGCGTCCCCGACCCGGCACGGGAACCGTACCGCCGGGCGTTGCGCCGCATCTTGCGTGCGGTTGATCGGCTCGCGGATCAGGCGCATGACGCGGCACGCGGTGAGACGAATCCCCGCTATGCGAAACGGTGCGAATCGTGCGGTTCTGGACTGCGGTGGGCGTCAAGGTTCTGCGACAAATGCGGTCGCCCCGTGGCCGCCTGATTGACAATTGAGCGCACGCCGTCTACCTGGACAAACGCAAAACCGCATGCTAGGGATTCGGCTGGATCCCGGACTCTGCCCACGAGTCTGACCACGGATCCCCCTCAACCTCGATAGCTTCACTCGCCCCTGTCCGCCGTCTGCGCGGGCGGGGGTTTCCCGTTTTCCACCACCTGATCCCCGTCACGCCGAGGCCTCGGCGAGGAGGAGCTATGGACGTCACCTGCGGCCATTGCGGTGAGACGAACAGCGTCTCGGATCCCGCGCCGGAAGCGCTGGAAGAGCATCGCTCGCAGCAGCAAGAGACTTTCACGAACGAGGAGGGGAACGAGGGGACGCGCTCGATCACGGTCGTGCAGCGCGGCGTGACCGTGCGATGCGACCAGTGTGGCGAGCGGACGTTCCACGCCGCCGGCGCGCCGGTCGCGCTCGCTGAGGAAGGAGACGAGGGCTGATGCACGCACAGGGGAGCGTCGAACCGAGCGGCTCGCTCGGGTTGCGGAAGATCCACGGCGACGGACGGATCGTCGACCTCGGCCAGGCGGAACGACGTCTCCGCGCTGGTCCGCCAAGGCGGATGACGGTCGGCGACGTGTGGCGGATCATCCGCGAAGGCCTCCCGTCTCGTCGCGCGTCGTGGCGGGTGAACTGGTGGCGGATCCGGAACCAGCCGAACCTGTGGCGCGGCGCCTGGCGGGCGTTGCTGTCCGCGGGGATGCGGATGAACTCGTCGTTCGGTGTCCTGCGGCTGCGGGTACTCCGCGGCGACGGACGCGTCGAGAATCTGGGTGTCGCGTCGATGCGGGTCGTCACGACCGCCGGCGTCGGCGCGATCATCGACGCGTTCCAGAACCTCGTCGAGCTCGAAAACTTCAAGTATCACGGTCTCGGCACCGGCACGAACGCGGAAGCGTCGTCCGACACCGCGCTCCAGACGGAGCTGACGACCGAGTACAACCCGAACTCGACGCGCGCGACCGGCACGCAGACCGAGAACGGCGCGAACGTCTACCGGACCGTCGCGACGAACACGCTCGACTCGGGCACGCCCGCCGTCACCGAACACGGAGTGCTCTCGCAGGCGGCGACCGGCGGCGGCACGCTGCTCGACCGGTCGAAGTTCGCGGCCGTGAACCTCGACGGCACCCAAGGCGACGGCCTCGAAACGACCTACGACTTCACGCAGAACGCCGGAGGCTGACCCGCGATGCGTGTCGCTCGATCTGGGCATCTGTTCCCGCTGCTGATCGTCGCCGCCTTGATCCCGTTTCTGGTGGTGGCGACCGCAGCCGCGCCCGTAGACCGTCCGCCGTCCAGGCCCGCATCCGCGGCGGCGGCGTCGGGTGAGGTCACCGGATTCACGCTGACCGTCCAGCAGTATGCGACGCAGGTCGACGTCTGCGATGGGCAGATCGCGACTCCGAAGGCGGTTGTCGCCGTCCAGGTCGACGCGTCCGCGTCGCTCGTCTGGCCGGGCGTGAAGGTCGAAGTCTACGGCCCGCCATCACCGCGCAGTCCCGAGGGGACGCGTCTGTGGTATTGGGCGCAGACCGACACGTGGGTCACCGCGCCGCATGATCGCGTCGGCGCCGGCCAGCAGATCCTCCCCGCCACCATGAAAGGCCGGTGGCGGTTCGAAGCGTCCAGCCTCGACGGTCTCTGGTCGGCCGAATGTTCGGTGGAGCGTCTCTGATGATCTACGCGCAGAACCGTCACGCCGACTGGGTCGGCAAAGGCGCCACCGGATATGCGAAACCGTTGACCGTCGCCGCCGGCGGGATCCTGATCGCGAACATCTGGAACGCCTGCTCGATCCCCGCGCCCTTCCCCGACACGGTCGACGCGCTCGGACTCGCCTGGCAGCAGATCGCCACCGACCAGCGTGCCCCCAACAACCCGAACGAGTCGCGCCGGCTCGTCATGTACGCCGCCCTCGGCCCCGGCGAACCTGCCGCCGGCGGGATCCTCGTCGGCTATCACAATCCGATGAACTCGATCCAGGTCGTCGTCGACCAGATCGCCGGATGCCCCGACGACCTCGCCGGCGCCCTGCGGAATCCGACCGGCGTTGAAGAAGACTTCTTCACCAGCTACGCGCATGCGACGCTGCCTGACCTGCTCGCCGGCTCGGCGAGCTACGGCGCGATCGGCCACGGGAAGAAGACCGCATCGACCGCCGGGCCCGGCTACACGCCGGTCAACACGCTGATCGGCAACTTCCATTCGACGATCACCGAACTCCGCGTCGACGGCCAACCGCTCGTCGACTGCACGTGGATCGATCTCGCGCACTGCTGCGGCCTCGCCGTCGAACTCGTCGCAGCCGCGGGGTAGCCCGTGGCGCTCGCGCTCGTCCAACACAAAGGCGCCCGCCAAGCATCAACCAGCGCACCGTCGGTGACGCTCGACGCCGCACCGACGCAGAACAATCTGCTCGTCGCGACGCTCCGCATCGGCGGCGCCGACTCGACGCTCACCGGACCCGGCGGCGGCTGGACGAAAGCCGTCGCCCAGGACCGCGGAACGCAAGAGTCGGTGAGCATCTGGTACAAGATCGCCGGCGCCGGCGAATCCGCGACCCACACCTGGTCGATCAGCGGTGGCGCGCAGCTCACCGAACTCGAGATCTACGAGTTCTCCGGCAACGTCACCGCCAGCGTCCTCGACAAGATCAACTCGTTCGACAACGGCACCGGCACCGCCACCTCGATCCAACCCGGCTCAACCGGCACCCTCGGCCAGGCGAACGAGGTCATCGTCACGATCGCCGGAACCGTCGGCGGCAACGGCGGCACCGAAGCCATCGACTCCACGTTCAACATCCAAGACGCAGCCACATTCGCGAACAACACGACCGGCTACAAGATCGTCGCTGTAACCACCGCCGAAAACCCGACGCATTCATGGGCCACCGGCTCGCGATGCGCCGCGGCGATCGCCAGCTTCAAAGCCGCCGGCGGGACGATCACGCAGAAGTCGCTCGGCGGCAGCGTCACACCCTCCGGAGCGCTCGCGAAACGCGGCCGCAAAACGATCGGCGGCGCTGTCACCCCAGCCGGCAGCGTCGCGAAGAAGGCCAGCCGCCACCTCGCCGGCGCCGTCACCCCGACCGGGATGCTCGCGAAACGGCCACGCAAGACCATCGGCGGATCCGACACGCCCACCGGCAGTCTCGTCCGCCGGGCCCGGAAACATCTCGCCGGCGCGGATACGCCGAGCGGAACGCTCCGCAAACGCGCTCGCCGGTTCTTCGCCGGGACGGACACGCCGACCGGGAGCATCACCAAGAAGGCGATGATCCACCTCGCCGGCGCGGACACGCCCACCGGTGCGCTCAGCATGACGCGCAAGCTCCGGCGTTTCCTCTCCGGCGAGACGACGCCGACCGGGACGCTCGGCCGTCTCACCCACAAGCAGCTCGCCGGTACCGTCACATCCGAGGGTGCGGTCACCCGTAAGACGTCCAAACGCTTCACCGGCGCAACCACGCCAACCGGCACGCTCAACAAACGCGGACGCCTCACCTTCGCAGGCAGCGTCACGGCAACCGGACAGCTCTACCGCCGGGCCCGGAAACGCCTCGCCGGCGCAACGACCCCATCCGGGACGCTTCACCGGAAGACGAGCAAACGCTTCGCCGGCGCCGTCACGCCGATCGGGACGCTTCGTAAGCTCGCGAAGAAACAGTTCAGCGGCAGCAGCACGCCGAGTGGATCGCTTCTCGTCGTCGTCGCGCAGGCGCTTCGCAACCTCATCTGGCGCGCGAGCCGACTCGTCGGCCGCTACCGCACCAGCGGCCTGCGCGAACGAGACCGCTGGAAGATCGGAGGACCGTTCGAATGATCCTCAAACGATTGGTTCTCTCCACCGAATACGTTCGCATTGGCGTCAAAGGCCTGGACAACGGCGAAGAGATCGACCCCACTGACGACGATCCAAGCATCGCCTTCACGCTCGACGGCACGCCGCCACCCGAAACCCTCGACGACCTGGACTGGCACGCAGCCGAATGGGAGACCAACCCCGACGGCGAACTCATCGACGGCGAGCTCTGGCACTACTTCGCACGCATCATCGTCGGACCCGAAGCCCCACCCGGCGGCATCACCAACCTGACACGCGGCATCTGGAAGCCCTGGCTCCGGCAGCCCGACAACCCCGAGAAAGTCATCCGCACCGTCGGGCTCCTCGAGCTCCGCTGAACGTGGCACGTCGCCCGTGTCCCGCCGATCCGCGCTGCCCCCACTACGTCGACCCGACCCATCCGTGTCCAACCCACGGCCGCGGCGCCGGGCCCCGCGCCAACGTGCACAGCAGACAGTGGAAGCGGACACGCGCGGACTACCTCCGCCGACACCCTATGTGCGAGACGGGATGCGGTCGCGCGGCCCGTGAAGTCGATCACATTTACCCGCGGAAGCTCGGTGGAACCGACGAAGACAGCAACCTGAGAGCTCTCTGCTCGGCTGATCATCGCGATCGCAGCGCGCAAGACGAGCCGGGCCGTCGCGGCTTCGTCGCCGCAGGTCACAGGGGGAGGGGAGCCACCCCGCCGTCGAGATCTCGGCCCGGCGACTAGAGGTCACCTCAATCCTGTACGGGTCCCGCGGCGTTTTTGCGGGGGCCCGGATTGCACCCTGGCGGCCCGAAATTGGGGCCTGGCGGCGATGCCGGCGGAATCAAGGGAAGGCGAGCGGGATGTGGGATCGGCGGTTCATCTGGCTCGTGATCGGCGGCGCGCTTGGCTGGGTCATCTGTCGGATCGGCGGCTGAGATCTGTGCCCCCGATGCCGAAGCCGGCCGCGCGGCGGCAGCGTCGCAATAAGCGTGGCCTCGAGCTCGTCGACCTTGCGAGTCAGAAGCAGCCGGACGTCCCGCCGCCGCCAGCAGGTCTCCTGCAGAAGACGCGCGAGGCGTGGACGGACTTTTGGGGGTCGGAGGTCGCGAAGGTGGTCGATGCGGCCACCGACCGGTCGACGCTGATCCGCCTGTTCACGTTGAAGGACGAACGCGAGCGTTGCTACCGGGCAGTTCGGAAGGAGCGGCTCGTCACCGGGTCGCGGAATCAGCCGGTGCTGAACCCGTTGTACCGGCAGCTGGCGACGCTGGACTCGGAGATCCGCCAGCTCGAGGACCGGTTCGGGTTGACGCCACAGGCTCGGGCGAAGCTCGGTCTCACGTTGGGGTCGGGGCGGCGGACCATCGAGGAGCTGAACAGAGACCTTGACGACGGCGACGACGGTGAAGACGACCCACGCCTCGCCGCTGTGGAGCAGCCCGCTCAAGACGCGTGACGATCGCCTGCTGCCGACGCATGGGGCGCGGGTGTGTCGGTGGATCGAGAAGCACTGCGTCCACGGGGAAGGGGACTGGTTCGGGCAGCCGGTGAAGCTCCGGCCGTGGCAGAAGCGGTGGATCTACCGGCTGTACGAGTACTACCCGGAGACGGGGCGCCGCAGGTATCGGCGCGCGTTGAAGGGGGTTCCGAAGGGCAACGGTAAGACGCCTGAGGCGGCGTGGATCGGCGCCTATCAGCTGCTGGGCGGGGTCCACGAGTCGCCGCGGGTGATTATCGGGGCCGCTTCGTTGAAGCAGGCGAACTGGGTGTTCGGCGACCTGCGGAACACGGTCACTGAATCGCCGACGCTCGCGGATCTCGTCGTGCCGATGGACCTCGAGATCCAGCTGCGCGACCGGCCCGGCGTCGCCGAGCGGATCGCCGCGGAGGCGGGGACGAACGACGGTGCGCGCGCGACGTGTTTCATCGCCGACGAGCTGCATGAGTGGACGGGCCGCAAGGCACGCATCTACCTGGTCGTCGACGGTGCGATCACGAAGCGAGCCGACGCGTTCGTCCTCGGGATCTCGACCGCCGGCGTCCGTGGTGAGTCGGAGCTTCTCGAGGACCTCTACGACCGCGGGAAGCTCGTCGCGACCGGCGAAGACGTCGACGACTCGTTCCTGTTCGAATGGTACGAGGCGCCGCCCGAGCTCAGCCTCGACGACGAGGCGGAATGGGAACTGGCGGTTCGGAGCTCTAACCCCGCCGCCGGCGACTTCGTGACCGTCGAATCGCTCCGCGACCGGTTCTCGTGGATGCCGCGCTACGAGTTCGAGCGGTATCACACGAACCGCTGGTCGACGACGGCGCGCATGTGGCTCCCGTCCGGCAGCTGGACGGACCGAGCGGCGCCGGGCCGTGAGCTCGAGCCGGGCTCGGAGATCGCGGTCGGGTTCGACGGTTCCTACAACAACGACGCGACCGCGCTGGTCGGCTGCACGCTCGACGGCTACCTGTTCGTGATCGACGCGTGGGAGAAGCCGGCGCACGAGGCTGACTGGATCGTGCCTCGGGACGAGGTCGACGGTGTCGTCGCGAAAGTGTTCCGCGAGTTCCGGGTCAGGCGGATGCTCTGCGATCCGCCGGGCTGGCATGACGAGATCGAACGCTGGGCGCGCACCTACGGCGAGGACGTCGTTCTGCATTTCCCGACGGCGAATCGGACGCGCATGGGCGACGCGTGCAGCCGCTTCTACACCGGCGTCGTGACAAGCGAGCTGAGCCACGACAACGATCCGCGGCTCGCACGGCATCTCGACAACGCGATCCTCGTCGAAACCGCCGACGGTGCGTACATCCGGAAAGAGGGCCGCTCGTCGCCCAGGAAGATCGACCTCGCGATCGCGGCGATCCTCGCGAACGAAGCGCGTAGCAGCATGCCGGACCAGGCACCGAACTATCTCCGCACCTTCTAACCCGGAGCGTCTCGATGGCTGAGCAGACCCCCGAGTACAACTCGCGGGAATGGTGGCGCGACCGGCTCGTCGCGAGCCTCGAGCAGCGGCGGCAGCGGCTGAACGTCTTCGAGGACTACTACTGCGGCCGGCATCCGCTGCTGTTCGCGACCGAGAAGTTCCGGAAAGCGTTCGGCCTCACGCTTCACGAGCTCGCCGACAACTGGATGGAACTGATCATCGCGGCGGTGGGGGAGCGGCTGAACGTCGAAGGGTTCCGGCTCGGTGAAAGCCCGAAGGGCGACCCGGCAGCGTGGCGGATCTGGCAGCGCAACGGCCTGGACGCCGAGTCGGAGATCGGCCACACCGAGGCGCTTATCAACGGCTGCGCATACGGGCTCGCCTGGTGGGATGAGGACAACGTCGAGCAGGCGTCGATCACCGTCGAGCATCCGTATCAGATGATCGTCGCGGCGTCGCCGGCGAACCCGCGCAAGCGCGTCGCGGCGCTCAAGAAGTGGCAGGACGACGAAGGCTATCTGAACGCAACGCTCTACCTGCCTGCGGAGATCTCGAAGTGGCGCAGTCGCGTGAAGGCCAGCGACGGCGGCGGGAAGACGACCTGGGAGGCGCGTCAGGTCGTCGACGAGCCGTGGCCGCTCGAGAACAAGCTCGGCGTCGTGCCCGTCGTGCCGCTGGTGAACCATCCGCGGCTGCTCCGCCGCGACGGTGAGAGTGAGCTCGCGCGCGCCATCCCGATCCAGAACGCGATCAACAAACTCGTCTGCGACCTGCTCGTCGGCAGCGAGTTCTACGCGTTCCGCGCCCGCTGGGCGACCGGCCTCGAGATCCCCGAAGATCCCGAGACCGGGCAGGAGATCGACACGCTCAAGATGGCGTTCGATCGTGTCTGGACGTCGAAGGATCCGAAGGCGCAGTTCGGCGAGTTCGGTCAGAGCGACCTCGGCAACTGGGTGAAGTCGATCGAGATGTTCGTCCAGCACATGGCGTCGCAGACCGCGACCCCACCCCACCGCTTCTATCTCGGCGGCCAGTTCCCCTCAGGCGAGGCGCTCAAGAGCGCCGAGTCGGGTCTCGTCGCGAAGGCGCGCCGGCGGGCCCGGCACTACGGCGAGGGTTGGGAAGAGATCATGCGGCTCGCCTTCCTCATCGAAGGGCAGGACGAGCTCGCGGTCACGAACTCGGAGACCATCTGGGGTGACTTCGAAACGCGGTCGGAGACGGCGCACGCCGACTATCTCGTCAAGCTCAAGGCGCTGAACGTGCCCGACGCGCAGCTGTGGGAGGACGCCGGCTATTCGCCCACCCAGATCGCGAGGTTCCCGGAGCTGCGCGCGATCGCCGACGCCGAGTTCACGCCGCCGCCGGACGAGGGCGCGCCGTCGACCAACGGATCGAAACCAGGGGCCGCCAGCGTCGCGGGAGGATGAGCATGGCGCAGATCTCGAACGCACCGTGGGGGTCGATCACCGCCGCCGACTACAAGGACGCGGCCGCCTACGCTGACGCGTGCCTCATCAACCTGAACACCGGACCCCGGTCCCGCTGGTCGAAAGACAAGGCGAAGCTTCCCGTCCGCCAACCCGACGGGAAGCTCAACCGGAACGCTGTCTTCGCTGCAGCCGGGGTGCTCGCCGGCGCGCGCGGCGGCGTCGACGCGCCGGCGGACGCGAAACGCGCGGCCGCACGCAAGCTGCTGAGCCTGTACGCGCAGTTGAAGGAAACCGCCCCGGACAGTGTCCGGAGGATGGCGGCCTAGCGAGAAGGGAGAGGCGAGATGCCTCCGGAAGACGGTACGACGGGCCAGGCGCCCGCAGGAGGGCAGGGCACTCCAGGCACTACCACCACGACGGATCCCGGCAGCGCCGGCGCCGGCGGTGGCGAAGCACCAGTCGTCGGACCGGACGGCCAGCCGTTCGACCCGGCGCGCGCGATGCGCACGATCGAGACGCTCCGCGGCTTCGAGACGAAGTCGAAGGAGCAGGAACGTGAGCTCGCGGAGCTGCGGACGAAGTTGAAAGAGCACGAGGACGCGAAGCTCACGGAGAGCGAGAAGCTTACGAACCGCGTCACCGAGCTCGAGGCCGAGAAGTCCGTCTGGGACCGCGAACGGCAGGAGATGCGTGTCGGTACCGCGCTGCGAGAGGCAGCCGCGAAAGCCGGTGCTCACTATCCCGACGCGGTCGAGCGGCTCGTCGACCTCACGAAGATCGAGTTCGAAGCGGACGGGAAGCCGAAAGGTCTCGACAAGATCGTCGAGGGCGTGAAGGCCTCCTATCCTGCGTTGTTCGGCAACGCTAAGCCGGGATCCGCCGACGGCGGCGCTCGCCCCAACTCGGGCGCGGGGACCGCCTCCGAGATGGATCAGCGGATCCGTCAGGCGGCGGGCCGAGCCTAGCCTTATCCCTTCGCGACCGGGCGGCGCGACCAACCCAAAGGAGTGTCATGCCTCCGGTCTACAACTCTGTGATCGACCGCACGGACGCGGGCCCGCTGATCCCCGAAGAGGTCTCGAAGGAGATCATCAAGGGCGCGATCGTCCAGTCGGCGACGCTGACGCTGTTCAAGCACGCGACGATGTCGCGGAAGGTGCAGCGGATGCCCGTCGAGTCTGTGCTGCCGCTCGCCTACTGGGTCGACGGCGACACGGGCCTCAAGCAGACGAGCGAGCACAACTGGAAGAACAAGTACATCACGGCCGAGGAGCTCGCGGTCATCCTCCCGATCCCCCAGGCGGTCCTCGACGACGCGGATCAGCCGATCTGGGACGAGGTCCGACCCCGCGCCGAAGAGGCCATCGGTCGCTCGCTGGACGCTGCCGTCTTCTTCGGGACGGACGCCCCGGCCAGCTTCCCGGACGCGATCGTCGACGCCGCCACCGCGGCCGGCAACACGGCGACCGAAGGAACGAACGCGCAGAGCGACGGCGGTATCGCCGCTGACGTGTCGGACGCGTTCAAGACGGTGGAGGACGACGGCTTCGACGTCTCCGGCGCGATCGCGGTGCGCCGCATGCGCGGCAAGCTCCGCAACGCCCGCGACGCGAACGGCGTCCGGCTCGCGGAGGTCTCGCCGGATGAGGTGTACGGCGTGCCGGTGAAGTACCCGCTTCGCGGACTCTGGCCTGTCGGGTCCGAGGTCCCCGAGATGATCGTCGGGGACTTCTCCGCCGGCATCGTCGGTATCCGGCAGGACATCAGCTGGAAGATCCTCGATCAAGCCGTGATCCAGGACGGATCGGGGGCGATCGTGTTCAACCTCGCGCAGCAGGACATGGTCGCGTTGCGCATGGTCGCCCGGTTCGGATTCCAAGTCCCGAACCCGGTCAACCACGATCAGCCCGACGAGGACGACCGCTACCCGTTCGGCGTCCTGCTCTCCGAGGCGTCGTAAGCCTGGGCCCTAGCCCGGGATAACCGCAGGCCAACGGCCGAGGGGGGACCCGCCCGGACTCCTCTCGGCCAGCCTGCTTCCTCGAGGAGGTTCGTCTGACGCTTCCCGCGTTCGCATCCGTCGTCGACCTCGAGCTCGCCACCGGCGAGCAAGACGAACGCGTCCTACAGCTCGCGCTCGACCGAGCATCAGGTCGCATCCGCGCGGAAGCTCGCCAGCAGATCTCGCTCGTGGAAGACGACGAGATCGAACTGCCAGGCACGTGGAGTCCCGAACTGTGGCTCCCCCAACGTCCCGTCGTGACCGTCTCCGCGGTCGCCGTCAACGCGCTGGCGATCCCGGTCGGCGGGTTCACGTGGAGCATCGGCGGACAGCTCTACCGCGGCCCGCTGCCCGTCGGAAACGCCGCCGAAGCCGACGACGAAGATCCGCGCATCAGCGGCTGGGGCGGCCCTCGATCGAAGGTCACCGTCACCTACTCCCACGGCTTCGAAGAGATCCCCGGCGACGTTGTGGACCTCTGCCTCGCCGTCGCCGCACGGATTCTCGCGAACCCGGACGACGCCCAGTCCGAGACGATCGGCGAGTACAGCCACACCGACGCTCATGCCGGCACAGGTGCCGCGCTCACCGAAGACGAGAAGAAGACGTGCGCCCGGTTCCGTCGCGACGTGCGTTCCATCTCCGCGGGACGGTGATGCGGTGAAGGTCATCATCGTCGCGCCCGGCGCGGACACGGGCGGGCAAGGCATCGCGATCAAGCGTGCGTTCGACAAGCATGCGCCCGGCTGGACGGTCCGGTCGGTCACGAAGAAGAACAACTACCTCGCGCAGGAACCCGACTTGATGTGGGACCGCGACGAGGACGAGATCCGCGCGTTCTACGCCGAAGCCGACGTCGTCCACGTCCGGCTCACCGCGCGGGCGTTGCGTGATCTCGACAGCTGGACGAAGCCGCGGAAGCCGTTCGTCTACCACCACCACGGGACCCTGTTCCGCGATGGGCCTCGCCCGCACATCCGGTGGGCGCAACGCTGCGGCGCGCAGCTCGTCGTCTCGACGCTCGACTTGTTGCAGATCGCTCCCAACGACCTGCAATGGCTGCCCGCCCCCATGGACATCGATCGGCTCGCCGCGATCCGCGCGGCCGCCGGTGACGATCGAATCGTGCCGCAGATCGTGCACTGTCCGACCAGCCGCGCCGCGAAAGGCACCGACCGGTTCCTCCGCGCCGTCGAACAGCTCCAAGACGGGCAGGCGTTCGCTGTCGACGTCGTCGAGGGCGTCTCCTGGGAGGAATGCCTCCAGCGCAAGGCGCGAGCGGACCTGTTCTTCGACCAGCTGACCTACGGATACGGCAACAACGCGCTCGAAGCGTGGGCGATGGGGATCCCCGTCGTCTCCGGCGCCCGGCGGCCTGCCGTGCTCACGTTCATGCGCGCGATCCTCGGTGAGCTGCCATTCCTTGAGGCGGTCGACGGGACGCTCCGCCGGCAGCTCGAGTGGCTCCTCGTCGACCGGGATCTCCGCCGCGAGTACAGCGACCGCGGCCGCCGATATGTCACCCAGTACCACAGCGAAGCGGCTGTGGTGGACCGGCTCCAAGGCATCTGGACCGCCGCCGCCGGCGGCGCGCGCGCTGAGCTCGAGGAGCCGGCCGTCGCGGTTGGAGGGTGAGGCGATGTCGTTCCGGGCGTTGCTCCACCAGACCGTCACGATCGTTCATCGCGAGGAGGATCCCGACGACACCGACGGCTACGGGAACCCGAAGCTGAAAGAAGTCTCGCGGGAGAACCGGCCGGGACGGCTCCGGCAGCTGCAGGCCGACGAGGTGACCCCGGATCGGGATACGCAGGTCAGCGATTGGCGGCTCTATCTCGAGGGCGACGTGACGCTCGGCGCTCTCGATCAGTGCATCGAAGGTGGCCGGACGTTCGACGTCGTGGGCGTCCCGAGCCCGGTGCAAGGCCGGCGCAGGATCCATCACATCGAAGCGACGGTGAGGCTCATCCATGGCTAGCGGCATTCCCTATCGACCCGGCGGCGGATTCCGGTTCCTCCCCAACCCGCATCTCGAACGCGAGCTGCTCGCCAGCACCGGCCTCGAGCATGCGCTGCACGAGTCCACCGAGGAGGCGCGGAAGGAGGCGCAGCGGATCGCCGAAGCGGAAGCGTTCGAGACCGGCGCCTACATGCGCGGCCTCGTCGATGAGGTCGCACTCGTCGACGGGAAACTGCAAGGCCGGATCGTCGGGACTGACTTCAAAAGCGGCTACATCGAGTTCGGCACCGAACATCAGGATCCGAAGGCGATCATGCGACGCGCGACCGAGAACGTCGGCCTTCGTGGCTCCGCGCGATGACGACCCGGCCGCTGCCGGACGCCGAAGAGCTCGCGACCGCCTACCTTCGCGGCGTTTCTGACGTCACCACCGCGGCGGTTGGCGGCATCCACACAGAGGTGCCGAAGAATCCGACGTGGCCGCTGCTCGTCGTCCGTCGCATCGGCGGCCGGCCGCGCGACCGGCGCTGGGTCGACGCGCCGCGCCTGCAGATCGACGCGTGGGCCGACGTCGGCGAGAAGAAAGCGGCGCACGACCTCGCCGCGATCGCCCGCGCCGCGCTGCAAGACATGGCCGGCATCTACGATCAGGGCATCGTCACCGGCGTCGACGACGACCTCGCGCTCACGTGGCAGCCGGACCCGGTGACCAGCCGAGCGCGCTACCTGTTCGGCATCGTCGCGTACACGCATCCGCTCCCCGCGTAACTGCGGGCATCAGATCCCGGCACACGCCCACCTGGCGGCGTGCTGCCCCGTTCGAGGAGGTGCCTGTTGGCACAGGACGAGGAAGAGATTCTTGTTGGTCTCACCGGCAAGATCATGGTCGCCGCGGTCGGCACGACCGAACCCGCCGACGAATCCGCCGCCTGGCCGGCGGGCTGGACCGACCTCGGGTTCACCAGCGAGGACGGCCCGACCATCACCGACGGCAAGACGATGAAGGAGATCCGCGTGTGGCAGATGTTCTACGCCGCACGGCGTCTCGTCGAGACGAAGGTGTCGCAGGTCGCGTTCGCGTTGCGGCAGTGGAACGCCGACACCGTCCAGTTCGCGTTCGGCGGCGGCACGATCACCGAGCCGACGGCCGGGCATTTCATGTACGAGCCGCCGGCGCCCGAGGAGATCGACGATCGAGCCCTCGGCATCGAATGGCAGGACGGCGACAAGGTCTACCGGTGGATCCTTCGCCGCGGGACCGTGACGGAGAACGTGGAGACGAAGATCAATCGGTCCGACCCGTCGGATCTGCCGATCACGTTCTCGCTCACCGGCAAGGCCGGCGAGGTGCCGTGGATCATTCTGACCAACGACCCGGCGTTCGAAGGGGCGGGAAGCTAGCCCCCCCACGTCGGCTGAGGTCGCCTGGTATCCGGGCGGAGGTGATCAGCCATTCCCACGATCGATCTCGACGCACTCCGCGCGGCGCGTCTCGAAGCAACGCACGCCGAGAAGAAGACGCTCCGATTCCGCGGGAATCGGTTCCAACTCCCCGACGAATGTCCGTTCGAATGGGGCGCGGCCCTCAGCCGGGCCGATTTCCAGGCAGCGACTGTCTGCATCCTCGGCGATCGTGACGCGAAGAAGTTCTGGGCGCTCAAGCCCTCCACGGACGACGTCGCCGCGCTGATCAACCAGGTGTCCGTCATCTACGGGCACGTGAGCGTGGGGGAACGGCGAGCCTCGGGCGCTATGTCGAAGAAAACTTCGAAGCGCTCGAGGCGGACTTCCAACGGTTCTACCGGCTCGACCTCCGCCGCTGCCTCTGGGGCAGCGAAGCCTTCGGGCTCCGCCGGCTCCGTTCGCTGATTGTCGGCCTCCCCGCCGACTCGGCGACCAAGTACACCCCACCGGATCCGAAGGTCTGGACACGCGACCAGCAGCTCCTCGCACTTCTGACCGAGGTCGTCGACTACGGGAACCGCAACTTCATCTCGGCGCACTCGAAGAAGGGGACGCCGCAGCCGAAGCCGATCGACATCCCGCGGCCCGGCAAGCCGAAACCCCAGCCGGTCGGCCCGGCAGCCGCGCTGATGCGGCTCACCGGAGGCGCCGTCCGCGTCTCCCAACCCAGGAAAGCGAAACCGAAGAGGAAGTGATCGGATGCCGTTCTCCGCCGGCGCTGCCTACATGCAGGTGCTGCCCGCGGTCCAGGGGTTCGGCAGCTCACTCCTCGCCGCTACTCGCCCTGCGCTGAACGCCGCGCAGGGCGATTTCGCTGCTCTCGGCCGTCAGATGGAGGTCGCTGGCCGGCAGTCGTTCAACCGTGCCGGCCTCGGCATCGCCGCGCTCGGCGCCGCCGCGACGGTCGCCGCCGGCAAGGCGATCGCCGCCGCGCAGGAGTGGGGAGGCGAAGTCCGGGTCCTGACGCGCGAGCTCGGGCTGTCCGCCGAAGAAGCCTCCGGCCTCGCGTTCGCGGCGCATCATCTGGGCCTCGAGACGTCGGTGCTGTCGAAGGGGTTCGGGATCTTCGCGAAGAACATCGCGACCGGCAACAAGGCGCTCGAGGAGAATGGGATCCAGGTCCGCAATGCCGACGGCAAGATCCGTCCGTTCAACGACATCCTCGCGCAGACCGCCGACCGGTTCGAGTCGATGCCCAACGGCATCGAGAAGACGAACCTCGCGCTCCAGCTGTTCGGCCGCGGCGGCAAGAGTCTGCTGCCGCTGCTCAACCTCGGCGCCGAAGGCCTTCGCAAACTCTCGGCGGAAGCGGAGCACTACGGGCTTGTTCTCACCGAAGACAACCTCGTGGCGCTCAAGGAGCTGAAGTTCGCGCAGCGTGACGTCTCCGCCGCATTCAAGGGCTTCGAGGTTCAGCTTGGCGTCAAGCTCGCGCCGGCTGCCGAAGCGCTCGCGCACGGCCTCGAGTTCGTCGTCGGAGTCCTCGATCGACTTCCGCCGGGGCTCGTCGCCGCCGGCGTGGGCGGCGCCGCACTCGCCGGCGTCCTCACCCTGCTCGTCGCGGTCGGCGCCGGCGTAAAACGCAACCTCGCCGAACTCGGCATCACCACCGCGCAGAAGACGGCCGCCACCGCGGCCGACGTCCCGGTTTCTCAGGCGGAGGCTGCGGCCCTCACGCAGGTCGCCGTCGCATCCGAAGCCGCTGCCGGCGGCGTGGGCGCCCTCGGCGTCGCGGAGGCTGCAGCTGCGCCGGGCGCGGCGGCACTCTCCGGCGCGCTCGCGTTGCAGCAGACCGTCATCGCTGAGACCGCGCCGGCAGCTGTTGGTGCAGCCGGCGGGATGGCCGGGCTCGCGGCCGCGGCCGGTCCCGCAGTGATCGCGATCGGCGCGACCGTCGGGATCCTCACGGTCCTCGGCCGGGTGCTCCGCGACAGCGACGACGAAGCTAAGAAGTGGGCCGCGAGCTTCGCGATCGGAATGGGCGGCGGTGCGAACGCGGCGGATGCGCTCCGCGCGAAGGCGGACGAGCTCGAGGCCTCGCTGCGCCAGGAAGGCATCGTGATCGCGGGTGGGAACCGCCGCTACCGGGAACGCGAGGCGCTCCTCAAGAGTCACGCGCGCGCCGACCGGGGAGCCACCGTGGAGACCCAACGGCGCATCGAGGCGCTCCGAGATCTCGCGAAGCAAACCGACAAGGAAGCCGAATCGCTCGGCGTCTCCTCCGATGCCCTCGAAGCCAACCTGACGAACCAGGTCGCCTTCGGGCAGACGCTCGACGACCTCGTCGCACGCGGCGCGCCGCGCGCGTTCGCCGACATGCTCCGCCAAATGGGCGACCAGGGCCAAGCTGCCGCCGAGCAGCTCCTCACCGGAAGCCAAGACGACCTGAACCGTGTCGTCGCGCTCTGGCAGCAAACCCTGCCGGCGATCGAGCAGCCCGTCTTCGTGTTCGCGAAGCAGACCGCGGACGAGTTCGCGAAATGGAAAGAGTCCGTGGCCGGCAACGCCGATCTCGTCGAAGGAAGCCTCCAGACCCTCGCTGAGACCGCGCACCTCACGGCCACGAAGATCCTGAAAGCCTTCCAAGATCAGGTGAAGGCACAGCGCGAGGCCGCGGCGAACGCGCGGATCGTGTTCGCGGCGCTGCCCGACAGTATCCCCGTCGATGAGTTCAAGGCACGGCTCGCCGAGATGGGCCCCGAGAAGTCGGCGCCGATTCTCAAAGCGCTTGCCGACGCGCTCACCTCGGGGAACCGGAAGGTGTTCGACGCGATCGTCGCCAACATCGTCGAATCGGATCGTCTGTCGAAGACGTGGGCCGGCGAGGTCGCGCCGGCCGCGCAGCGGCTCTCCGACGTGCAGCTCGCCGACCTCGACGATCGTCTGAAGGACATCGGCGCGAACAGTCGGATCCGCGCTGAGGTCAAGGCGCTGATCCTCGACGATCCGAAGATCCCGATAAAAGAGTTCGACGCGATCCTCAAGGATCTCGGGGTCCGGAAGAATCTGCGCACCCGCATCGAGGCGGCGGTTCAGGCGAGCGTCACCGCGGAGGTCACGCGGATCGAAGTGTCGCGCAGCGCCGACATCCGCTTCCTGCAACACGGCGGCCGGTTCGCAGAAGGCGAGATGCTGGTGACCGGCGAGGCCGGGCCCGAGCTCGCCGTTTTCGACCAGCCCGGCTTCATGATCCCCAACCTCGAGACCGCGCTGGCGACTGCCAGCATCGGCGCCCGCCGACCTGCCGTCGCCGTTGCCGGCTCCGGGAAGAAGGGCGACACGTACATCCATATCGAGGTGCACAACCCCAAGCCCGAGCCGGCGACCCGTTCCGTGCCGGCGATGCTGCGCCGCGCGGCGCTGGCTCGAGGGAGCGATCAGTAGCTCATGCCGACGATCACGCAGTTCGAATACGTCGAGATCAACAGCGTCCCACTTGCGACGCCGGCGTGGGAAATCCTTGATCTCGCTCCCATCTGGGATGCGGCTCCGATCCGCGACCACAATCTGCTGCTCCCATTCGCAAAGGGAACCGATCCGCAGCGTGGGGTGGTCGACGAGTTCACCTGCCAGTTGCCGTTCATCGTCTACGGCGACATGGATCAGGAAGGCGATCCCTACATGGACGCGCGCGCGGGCCTCTGGGCGAACATCCGCTATCTCCAGGCGGCGTTTTGCATCCCCAACCCCGCCACCGATCAAGGGACATGGCCGCTCGTTCTCCACGCACCCGACGGATCCTCATGGGGCGGCGACTGCAAAGTACGGCCGCCACTCCAGCTCGTCGGATCCACGCCGATCGCCGCCGAAGGCGTCTTCGACATCCTCATCCCAGCCGGTGAACTCACCGAAATCGTGTCCTGATGCCAACGTCGCCCATCACCGCCCGGGTCTACGAAGCCGCGTCCCCGTCGACGCTGATCGCGGCCCTGCCCAAATCGAGCGCCCGCGCATGGGTCGACACGTTGAACGAACCCGGTGAAGGGCGTCTGAAACTCCACGAGAACGATCCCGTCTTCGACACGCATCCGAAGGAAGAACTGCTCGCCTACGGGAACATCGTGCGGCTCGCGCTCAACGACACCGACCGATTCGCGTTCGTCATCGCCAAACGCGACCCTCCGCCCGTCACGGAAGAAGAAGCCGGTGCACGCTACTGGTCGATCTCCGGGCCCGGCGTGCTCGCACTTCTCGCCCGCGCGAACGTGCGCACCGAAGGCGAGGTCATCGGCTCCCACGCACGTCAGCGACGCTTCGACTTCACCGCCCTCGCCTACGACGACTCGACGTGGATCGCAGCAACCGAGATCCAGCCGCAGGGCTCCACGACCGCCGACGAGCGACGCTGGTACAGCCTCCCCGCCGAGTGGCCGGACCCGGACGCGTTTTGGATCTGGAGCCGCGCGAAAGACAACGTCTACCCGGCCGGCAAAATGCCGCCGGGCACGTGCTACTTCCGGAAAGACTTCACGCTCGCCGACGCCACCGACGTCGCCCTCTTCGCGACCTGCGACAACCAGTTCAAGCTGTTCCTCGACGGCGAGCAGGCCCTCGAGGGAGGCGAATGGCAGCAGACCTACCGCGTCAACGTGACGCTCCCCGCCGGCGACCATCAGATCGCCGTCGAGGGAACCAACACGCCGACCGCCGCAATCAGCGCAGCAGCGCCAGCCGGCCCCGCCGGCCTGCTCGTCGCACTCATCGAAACGGACGAGGTTGGCACGCTCACCACCAACATCATCGTGGAATCCGACTCGAGCTGGGTCTGCCTCGACTATCCCGTCACCGTTCCGGGCATGACCGTCGGGAAGATCCTCCGTCTCCTCATCGAGCAAGCACAGGACCGCGGCGGCCTTCCGGGGATCACGCTCACCTTCACCGACGACGACGACTCTCACAGCGTCCCCTGGCCCGACGAGCCTGACATCGCGCTCGACATCGGCAGCTCCTACCTCGACGTGATCCGCACATTCGTCGAGCAGTTCGTCGACGTCGAGATGACCACCGACCTCGAGCTCAACGTCTACGACAAAGGAACCCTCGGCTCTGATCTCACCGGCTCCGTGACACTCCAGGTCGGCGTCGACTTCGAAGAGTTCGTTCCGAGCGGACAAGGGCAGCTCGTGAACGCACTTCTCGTGCGCGACACCACCGGCGGGCTCACCATCCGCGAAGACACCGTGAGCCTCTCCGCCGGCGCGCCACGAATCGAAGGGTACGTCGAGATGGCCCTCGCCCCCAACCAGCAACGCGCAGAGGAGATGGGCGACGAGATCCTCGTCGAGTTCGCCCGTCCCTCGATCGAAGGCAACGCCAAGGTCAAAGCCGGATCCGGCCCCTACGTCGACTGGAACCCCGGCGACATGGTCCTCGCACCCGGCGACGCCGGTCTCGTCGACACAAACATCATCTCGTTGGCGATCAGCGAAGACGAGGAGACCGGCTGGCCGATCTACAGCATCGAAGTGACCCAGGACGACGACGATGCCGCCTCGTAAACTCCGGCGCACCCCAGAAGAGCGATCCCTGCGAGCCATCGCTCGCATGTCCGCCGGAACGATCTCCGGCTACATCGAATCGGCCTCACCGTCGCGACGGATCCCCGATCCGAAAATCACCCAGCTCACCCCATCCGGCGGCGGACATCCGCACGACGGCGCGCCGGCCAACACGACCATCGTCGGTGGAGTCAACGAAGGCGGACCAAGCGTTCCCGTCGTCAGCGGCCCACAATCGGTCGTTGTCGGCGACTACGCGTCGAGCACAGCAGTCTCGGGGTCGTTCGGCGGCGTCGTCGTCATCGGCGCCGGCAACTCCACCGCTTCGCGTCACAAGCCCGAAGCTGGCGCTGAAGCGATCGGCGCCGTCGTCATCGGCTCCTACGGCTCGTCGTTCAGCACCGAACTCGCACCCCACGCCGGCGGCTACACCGACGTAGTGATCGGCATGGCCGCGTTCACGATCGACGAAAGCGACGGCGGCGACGAAAACGTGTGCGTCGGCCCCAACAGCAAATCCTACGGCTACGGCAACGTCGCCATCGGCTCTGTCGCCGTCGTCGGCTCAAGCTCACCGGGGGGCATCGACCTCACCGTCGCGATCGGCTACCACTGTTTCGTCGGCACCGACTATGGGATCGCCATCGGCGAACACGCGACCGTCAACGCGACATGCAAAGGCGGCGTAGCTATCGGCGAAGGAGCCGGCGTCACCACCGACGGAACCTATACCGACTCAGAAGGCGGCATCGCGATCGGATTCGCCAACGGTTCCTCATCTGGCGGCGGAGCTCGAGGCAAGGGCGCTATCAGCATCGGCAGCAAAGTCGGGAGCGGCTCCAACGATCCCGGCGCCCACGGCGAGGCCGCGATCTGCATCGGATCGCGCACCCCCAACGGTGGGAAGCCGCGCGCGACCGCCGATTTCGCGATCGTGATCGGCGGAGACACGACCTCCAGCTTCGCCCGGGCGATCGCGTTCGGGAAATCGGCGGTCACCACGGCGACGGATCAGCTCGCGTTGGCGCCCGACATGCACGTCGAGCTCGATCAGCTCGCCGCCGCGCCTGCGACCCCAGGCTCGGCGCATCTGCGCCTCTACGCGAAGGATGACGGGTCAGGCGAGACGCGGCTGTTCTACATCTCGGATCTCGGCACCGAATACGGACCCCTCTGATGCACAAACCCGACTCCGAGATCCAAGAGGAAGCAGCCGCACGAGGCGGCACCTGCGAGCGCTGTGGGGCGACCCCACGCCGGTTCAGGCTCGTGGACGACGAGTACATCTGCCCCGCCTGCGTCGTGGCGGACCGAACGAAGAAGCGAGAGGACGCCGATGCCGAAGAAGCCGCGAATCAAGCCGCCGCAACCAAAGCCGAAGCCGGCGCTGATGGTCGAAAAACTCGACGACGGTCGCCTGTCGATCACACCTCTCGGCCTGCCGCTCACTGAAGCGCCGACGCTGCTGCGGATCGCCGCGCAGATCGTCGAGCAGCAGCTCGGCATCCGCGAATAAGGGGGGGAACGTGCCGCTCGTCGTCATAGCCCAAGCTGCGCCGAATACGGCAGCCGTCTGGATCGCGCTCATCGGGTCGGTCACGACCGTTGTGACGATTATCGTCACGCAACGCACCGCCGGCCGGAACCGCAAAGAGCAGACAGCCAAGATCGACGCCGTGCATGTGCTCGTCAACGATCGCCTTGACCGGGCGCTCAAAGAGAACAAGAACCTCGCCCGCTCGCTCGTCGAAGTGCGGAAGCTGCTGGCGAAGATGATGGAGGAGAAACAGCTCAAGAAGTCAGCAGCCGCGAAGATCGCAACGAAGGCGGCACGGAAGGCGGCACGGCGATGACGTGGGTGCATCGTCTCCGAGCCGTCGCGCTCACCGTCACGTTCGTCGCCGTCCTCGTGCTGATCTTCCAGGTTCAACAGCTCGCGTCTACGAACGCACGTCAGGCGCGTACCATCACCGCAACGAAGTCGCTCGTCGACGCCCTCGCCGCATCGTCCGACGATCAAGCGCTCGTCGCGCGCCTGCGGACCCTCCTCGGACGTGACACCAGTCCCACCCTCGTCGTGGTCCCCGGCCCGCAAGGACCGCCTGGACGGGACGGTCGCGACGGACAACCAGGAGCACCTGGAGCACCCGGACAGGACGGCGCGGACGGCCCACAAGGCCCCGAAGGTCCACCCGGACCGGAAGGGCCTCCAGGGTCACCAGCTCCGACACCGACGCCGCAACCTACGCCGAGCCCAACACCGACGTGCGACCTGCCCATCTGCTGAGAGAGGACCTCACCATGCGTAAGACGCGCTTCGCACTCGCGGGCGTCGGCATCGCAGCAGCGGCGATCCTGCCGATCACGCTCTGGCCGAATCCATCGCAGAGCCAACCCCGGTTCGGGATCGACGGAGCCTGGTTCGGCGTCACCGGCCGCGAATGTCCCGCGGAGATGAGCCGCGAGGACTGCAAGACCGCGTTCGGTCACCTCCTGGTCGTCGTCGTCCCCACGCCGGGCGGGTGAGCGCGAGTGCGGCGCACGTTTGCCCTCATCGCAGCCGTCGTCTTCGTCGCAGCCGGGCAGACCGCCGCCGGCGATACGCCCGAGGAGGCGTGCTTCCGAACGACGATCAATTACGAACGGACCCGGCTCGGTATCCCGGAACTGAAACCGAACGCCGCGGTTCAACAGGTCGCACGCGCGCACTCGGCGGAAATGGCGTCACGAGACACGATCTACCACGACCCCAACCTCGCCGAAGAGCTCCCACCCTTCCAATACGCCGGCGAGAACGTCGGCATGGGAGCGAGCTGCGATCAGCTCCACCAAGCGTTCATGAACTCGCCGGGCCATCGCGCGAACATCCTCGACCGCGACTTCACTGACCTCGGTGTGGGGGTGTCGATCAAGGACGACACCTTGTTCGTGACAGAAGATTTTTTTCGGCCAGCGGTGATTGCTCGACCACCCCCGAGCAGTCCCCGGCCACGACCCAGGGGAAGCGCGCCGTGCGGCCGCTAGATCACATCTTGGTAAGTGACACGGCGCACTACGAACGAGACGGTCCCGTTGTTGATTCCCATACGCCTTGAGATCGATAGTCCGGTCTCTCCGGCTGCGTGGGCGAGGCGGCCGAAGCCGCATCCGAGCAGCTCGCCGAGCTGCAGATAGGAGGATCATGTCGTTGACGCTCGCCGAGTTCGTGACGAAGTACGACGGAAAGCGTGTCTCCGGCTATTCAGAGTCGGGCGGCCAGTGCGTCGACCTCGTCCGCACGTTCCTGAAAGATCAGACCGGCGACCCCTACTACGGGATCCCCGCCGTCCCCGGCGGCGCGAAGGACATGTTCGCGAAGGCGGATCCACGGAAGTGGCGGAAGGTCAAGAATACGCCGCCCGGCGTGCCGCCGGCGGGAGCGATCGTCGTTTTCGACGCCCACCCAGGCAACAGCTATGGGCACGTCGCGATCGCACTCAGACGCTCCGACGCCCACAACGTTCAGTCGTTCGATCAAAACTGGTCGCGCTACCGCCGCTGCACGAAAGAGTGGCACCGGTACGAGCGCGACCGTGTCATCGGCTGGCTCATCCGACGATAGGAGGCGTCTCCCGTGTACGAGATCAAACGGTTCCTCGAGGGTTTGCTGTCGAAGAAGTTCGCGGCGCTGATCTTCGGTGCAGTCGTTCTCGTCCAGAACCATCAGTGGACCGAGCTCGTCGTGCTGATCGGCTCCTACTTCGGCATCGAGGTCGTCGACAAGCACGTCGAGGCGAACGCGACGTCGACCGTTCTCGACAGGCCGTCGAACACGACGATCAACGTCACCAACCCGCCCCCCGCGGACGCGTGATTCCCCCAGCATCACGTCCAGCAACGTGCGAACCCCGTCGACTTCGGTCGGCGGGGTTCTTCGTTTACAGCGGAAGGTCGTCTCGAGAGGGAGCCGGCGGCGGGGATGCCTTCGCCCGTGCCGGCGCGAAGCCGATCGCCGCGAGCGCGATGGGGCCGAACAGAATCCCGAGCAGCACCCACGTCTGTTGTGAGTGTCCCTTCTCGTTCGCGAGCCAGCCGGCGAACAAGCCGATCACGACGTCGACGGCGAAGATGATCGCGAGGTAAGCCTGGCCCGTCAGGTTCCCGTAATAGTCGGTCACGCAGGGCCCACCTCCTGGGAATCCTCGTCGCGCTGGGGCGGCGTACTCCAGTGGACGTAGAGGAGCCGGACCGCTGGCATGTCGAGGGTGACTTGGTAGGCGAGCAGCGCGTCGTCGAACGGCACCGAGAATGCGTTCGGGACCGACGGCTCTGTGATCAGCGGATAGATGTCTGGGACGCCGTCGCCCGGATAGGGCCCTTCCTGGAGGGCGAGACAGAGATCCCGGAACTCTTTGCGAATGACGTGCGGCGCGACGCGTTCCACGTGTTTGAGAACGGCGTCGCCGACCAGGTACCAGCGGTTGGGTCTCATGCGCCCGGATCTTTTCGCTCAGGGGGGAAGCTCAGCCGTGCAGTTTACGCCCTCGTGCGACAAATAGTCGCGAGAGTCAGATGCGCAGGAGCTTGTCGAGCTTCTCGTCGTCGATGATCTCCTGGTCCTGCTCAGCCGCGGCGACGGCCGGCAGGAAGCCAGGGTCGGCGATGAACAGCGACGTCCGGTACCACGAGATCATGATGTCCTGGACTGGCCGGAGATCGTTCCGCTCCTTCGCAGCCATGACAGCCTCGAGGAGCTCGTCGACGAACCGCATCTTCCCCTGCTCGCTGAGATGGCGCGAGAACTCGCGGAACAGATGTCCGCCGGGGACCTGCGTGAACACCGACTGGAATCTCTCGAGGAGATCGCTGGGCAGCTCGAGGTCCGCCGGACGCTCGATCGCCGCTGCCGAAGAAGTCACGTTCCACCTCACTCCCATTGGTTGTCGGGTCGGGGATGCGGGACCTTGAAGGGAGACACCGCCAGCCGGTGGGGTGAGCATGCCCGCATAGTCTCCCATATGACCGCCCCCAGCCCGTGGAACCGGCATTGTAAGCCGCCCCCACGATTCGCTGCATCGCCTGTCCGTGGTAGGAAACCCGGGTAGTGCACGCCCTGACCTCGCCTTTTGCAACGCGCCTCGCCGCCGGAAACTTCCCCCCTGTCGACCGGATTGTCCCCACGGCGGCGGTGGCGGCGTCAAATCGGGCGGCCACCTCATACTCGGCCGAGCCGTCCCACGGCTTCGCGGCGCAGGTCGTCGCTCGGGACCGTGTACCGCTGGATATACCGGAGGTCTCGATGGCCGAGGATGTTCGCGACGACGCGTTCGTCGGCGCCGGCGTCGAGCGCCCACGTCGCGAACGTGTGTCGCAAGGCATACGGCCGGGCCTTCTCGTTGGGGAGGCCGACGTACACGGCGGCGCGGTGGATGAGCTCGTGGTAGCGGGTCGTGCCGATGTTCGCGATCCGACCCTGACGGTCACGGACGAGCTCGGTGAAGACGTCGTGCGCCGCCGGCGACAAGGGAACGAGCCGATCCTCGCCCGTTTTGGTGCCGACGACCTCGATGCGGCTCGATGAGCCGTTCAGATGGATCCGGTCGGTGGTGAGTTTGAGCAGCTCCCCGGGTCGCACTCCGGTGAGCACGTGTGCGGTCGCGAGCATCGCAATGCGTTGTCCGAGCCAGGGGAAGCGGGGCGGCAGGTAGGCGAGCGCTGCGGCGAGGCGGACGAACTCGTCAGGCTCAAGGCCGCGGCGGATGTACATGCCTGTCAGGCGTCGGCTCGGTTCGTCGTTGAGCGGGTTCTCGGCGCGTTGCCCTTCTCGGACGAGGTAGGCGAAGAAATCGGTGAGGGCGAGCCGGTACTGGTTGGCGGTCGCCGGCCGGAACTCGTCGAGGTAGCGGCGCAGCTCGGCGCGGGTGATCGTCTCGGCCGGTCGGCCGAGATCAGCCATGGCCCGGTGGACGAGGTAGCGCCACCGGCGCACGGTGCCGGGGGCGTGGCGGCTCGGAAGATCCGCCCACCAGGTGCGGTAGGGGTCGAATCGGCACACGGGGGCACCAAGGTGTCTATCGAGGCGGGGTCGTCCTCGAAAGTAGCGAGGCCGATGCTGCGCTGCGACCCCGGGTGCCGGCATCGTCCGAAAGTAGGTGAACGGCCCGATCAGCCGTTAGGCGGCGGGGACGATCGTCCCAGGTGATTGAACCGCTACGTCGTGTGTGATGAGGAAACGGCCCCGTTTCGGCTTGACTTTAGCCGCCCGGCGGGTCTTCGTGACGGCTGATCCGCCCATCTCGGCGCCGTTCCTCTCGAGTCCGGGGATTTCGATCTGGTGGCCTCGAGCCTTGACGTAGTCCTCGACGAGCGCCTTGATCGCGTCGCGGCTCGGGATCCGGAGCTCGTTGATGATGAGGTCGCACATGCGCGCTTCGCCGGCGCGATGAACGCGTAGGCCGAGGCTCTCGCCTGTGAAGACCCGAGCGACGCTGGACGAGTCACGCCCGATACGCCGGGCCAGGTCCCGCACGCCGATGCCGCGACGCTCCGCGTAGTCGCGCACCAGGGCCGCGAAGGTCGTGGAGCGTGTCAATACCTGGGCCATCCGGCTCCTCCTCTCCCAACCGCTCGGACGTTATTACCGCTCACGCCAGGTGTCAACGTTAACCCCAGCACTCCAAGATGCTTGACACATATGAATGCTGGGGTTAGAACCCGCACATGCTGCGCACAACCCCAGCACCTCGACCGAACCGCCTGAAGGAGATTCGTCGCAAGCGGAAGCTGACGGCGTTCCAGCTCGGCAACGCGGTGGGTGTCCGCGAGACGACGATCTATCGCTACGAGTCCGGTGACCTGCTCCCGCGCCTCGACGTCATGCAGGCGCTCGCGATGGCGCTCGACTCGACGCTCGACGAGCTCTTCCCGGCCGGCCGGGAGCCGAAGGCGGCTTCCGCATGAGTTTCCCGCGGAATCGGCTGACGGAGTTCCGCGAGAAACGTGGGCTGGGGATCGATGAGCTCGCGGCGATGGTGGGCGTGCAGGGGTTGACGATCTTCCGGTGGGAGTCGTCGGTGTCGCGGCCGCGGCTGGCGGACGGGTTCAGGCTCGCGGATGCGTTGGGGACGACGGTGGGCGAGTTGTTCCCGCCGGCGACGTTGGTGGGGGAGGCGTCGTAGGTGGGCGTCGCGTATCGGCCGGCGCCGGAGGTGGAGCGGGAGATCCGTCTGCTCGTCGATTCGGATGTGCATCCGCAGCTGGTGGGGATCCCGATCAGCGCATGTTTTCGGTCGAAGGCGAAGGCCAAGCGGAGCAAGATCGTGCTCGCGACCGCTCAGCTCGTCACGGGCAGGTCGGCGTATCTCGCCGCGGCGATGCACGACGGCGCGGACTTCTATCTGATCGAGGTCGCCGAAGACGAGTGGGAAACCCTGTCGGCCGAGCAGCGGCGCGCGCTCGTCGACCATGAGCTCACGCACTGCGCTGGGGTGGATCCGGAGACGCGGAAGCTTGCGATCCGCGGTCATGACCTTGAAGAGTTCGTCTGCATCGTCGAACGGCATGGCGCGTGGACTCAGGACGTCGCCACGTTCGCGAAGTCCTGCCAGCAGCTGACGCTCGCCGACTGGTCGGTGAAAGCGTCATGAGCGGCGACGCTGAGGTGAAGGTCCGTCGTCGCGCGCGCCGCCGCATCTTGAGCCGCGTGAACCTGTTCCGCGGCCGCGATCGCGGCGTTTGGGGTGAGAAGCGTCTCCAGGAAGCCGTCTGCGTCGCGCGTCGCAAGCGGCTGGTGGATGCGGACACGCTCGTCGCGGCGGGGTTCCGCCCGGAGGAGCGACGTCGATGATCCGGGAGCTGATCGCTCGTCTGCAGGCTGCGGTGCGCGCCTTCTTCGAGACGCAGGCGAACACGCCGTCTCCGCCGCCAGGCGAGGCGGAGGCCGAGGTGTCGAACGTCCGCTCGTTCCATCCGGCGAGGCGGTGGCGCGGATGACCAACGGCGTGTGGCTGACCGGCTTGCCGTTCTTCCTGCTGCTGGGCGGCGTCTTGCTGTTGGCGACGCCGATGTGTGTCGCCGGATTCCTACAGGCACGCGCGGATGGACGACGTGGCGGCGTGTCGCAAGGGCCGCGATGTGGCCGGTGTGGCCGGCTGTTGACGTTCATGGAGCGGGAGCGGTCGTTGTGTGCGGGCTGTGAGGAGCGGCGGGTCCGCACGTTGAAGCCGATCTAGCGAAGGTCGTGGCGGTGGAGGTCCGGGCGATGACAGACGATCAGCGTGCTGCGCTGGAGCAGCTGCGCGCGCCGTTCGACGGCGAGTCGATCGGGAAGCTCCCTCGGGTGACGTGCAAGGAGTGTCGCGACTCTCGGGAACGGCACTGCGCGAAGCATCAGAAGGAACGGTGCGGGACCTGCCACGGGTATCTGACGTCGGCGCACACCCACATCGACTACGTGGGGCATGCGCATGTGACGCAGCGGCTCCTCGATGTGGATCCGACGTGGACGTGGGAGCCGGCCGCGGTCGACGAGCGCGGCGCGCCTGTCCTCGAGCGAGATGGGAGCGGCCGGCCGATGGGCTTGTGGATCCGCTTGACGGTCGCCGGCGTGACCCGCCTCGGCTACGGCTCAACCGACGTCGGCTCGCAGGCGGATCCGGTGAAGGTGCTGATCGGGGACGCGTTGCGGAACGCGGCTTTGCGGTTCGGTGTCGCCCTGGATCTGTGGAAGCGCGAGGACAACGCGACGCAGGCCGAGCGGGCGGTTCCGGCGGACGCGCCGGCGAAGCCGAAGACGTTGAAGGAGATCCGCGAACTCGCGCTCGAGGTCGACGTGCCGCTCGAGCGGATCGCCGCTCACTACGGGCAGGACACGATCGATCGGCTCACGCACCCCCAGTCTCTCGAAGCCTTGAAGCATCTCCGCACGAAACGGAAAGCCGTCGAAGCCCCCGGGAGAAGCGCGGCCGTTCCGCGCGATGGGGCGCCGCCGGCGGGCATGGCCGCCCCCGCTGAGTCGGCGTCCCAGCCCGGGCCTTCCACGCCACCCGAACCCGAGCCCGAACCGGAACCGCCGGCGCCCGTTTCTCCCGCAGTGGCGCAGCTCGTCGCAAGGATCGATCAGGCGGCACGCGGCCAGTTCCCCGACGACGGGGCGCGCGCCCGGTATCTGACGAGCGTCGCTCGCCGGCGAGGCGTCGCGTCGGGTCGTCTCGAGGAGCTCGCGGAGAACGTGCTGTCGACGATCGCGGCCACGCTCGAACGTGAGGCTGGGGCAGAGACGAAGGCGGCGAGCTGATGGGGAAGGCCCTCTCGTTCGCGCAGTCGGCCTCGTGTGAGCACGCGAGAACGCCGCGGTGCCGCTGCCGGTGCGGTGGGAAGCTGCACGGCGCCGCCCGCGTCTCCGACGTTCTCAGCCTGCCTCGCGAGGATCCCCATGCCGTCTCGGCTCGCGCGCATCGCGAGGAGCTGCGCCGGCGGCGTCGTGAGGAGCGCGCGTCGTGATCCCGGTGCCGATCCCCACGGAGCTCGTCTGGCCGGGCGGCCGTCGGCTGGTCATCGGTCCACCCAACGGCGATCCGACCGACGAACAGATTCGTTCGGTCGAGGCGATCGTCGACGCCGATGCACTGGGGCGTTGCTTCTGGATGCGCATCGAGCTCGAAGCTGGTGACCTCGAGCAGCTCCAGGCGGATCCGCATTTCTGGCTCGTGATCCGCGGCCATCAGCTCGCACCGTTCGATCTGCAGTTGGGAGGCCGCTGATGGATCTTCCCGTGATCGAAATGGACCGCACCGAGGCGCGGAAAGCGTTCCTCGAGTATCGGCGTGCGGTGCGCGAGCGCCACGATCTCGAGGACGCGCAGATCATGCGCGGCTATCGAGAGCTCGCGCGCGGCCGGCAGGTCATCAACCTGCCCCAAACGTTCTCCGCTGCCGGACGCGACGAGCGGGGCTATCCATGTCTCGCGATCGCGCGGGCGGACACGAAGCGCTGTTGGGTCGACTGCTGGAGCGATCGCATCGAGTTCTGTCAGACAGGCGGGTATCACCGGCACAGTTTCGCGTCGGGTCGTTGCGTCCGCGTCCAGGCTCCGGAGGGCGCTCGGGCGCTGCCCGCGGCGTCGGCGATCGTCCCGTCGATCCCGCCGCCGCTCCGGCCCGCCGGGGCCCTGACGCGGTTCCACGTCTTGTGGGAAGCGGACTGGGTTCAAGCGCCGCGCGATCCTGCGTTGCTACGTCATATCGGCGGCGACCTGTGGGCCGTCTTGGCCGTCTGGGATCTCACCGAGCTCGAGCGGGCTGTCTTGTCGGGGAGGCGCTGAGCCGGATGCCGTGGGTACGTCTCGAGGACACGTTCGCCTCCGATCCGAAGCGTCTCGCGGCCGGGCTGCTGGGGATGGGTTTGCACGTGGCCGGCTTGTGCTACTCGAACCGGCACTTGACCGACGGTTTCATCTCCGAGGCTGCGTTGGAGACGCTGGGACCGTTCTTGGTGGATCTTCCCGGCGGGAAGCGTCGGCGCCTGGAGCCGGGGTTCGTCGCTGATCGGGTGGTTGCTGCGGGCCTGTGGTGCCGCGTCGACGGCGGGTATCGGATCCTGGACTCGATCGAGTTGCAGCCGTCGCGTGCGGAGGTCGAGTCGAAGCGCGACGCGGCCCGCTCTCGGATGTCCGCCCTCCGGAACGGTTCGCGGCCTGTTCGCGCGAACACGACGGGAACGGGCGAGGAACCTGCTGGGAACGAGCCGCGAAGTTCGCGTCAGGTTGCTGACCCCCGTACCCGAAGCCCCTTTGTTACCCCCATACCCCCACCCGACCCGAATCCACGTTCGCCGGATGTTCGCGCGAACACGAACGGCTCTCGAGCGTCGGGGGGGAATCCTCGAGCTCGGCGCACGCAGGCGGCGCGTCGGGCTGGGGCCGTGAATCTGGGGGAGGGGCGGATCGTCTTGTGCGGGTCGGAGGCTGAGATGCGTCGCGAAGCTGAGGTGCACTACCCGGATGATCCGGAGCTCGTGGACGTGTGTGTGGACGCGTGGCGTCGCGCACGTGCCGATTTCGAGGAGGGGAGAAGCGCGTGAACCATGTCGATCTATCGTCCGTCCGCCTTGCGGTCGGAGCGCACGACTCGGGGGATGCTGAGGTCTGTCTGCTCGAGGAAGTCTCCCGCTACGTGCAGGAGCCGTTCTCGGATCATCCCCGGTGCGTGTCGGAGATCCTCGGCGCCTACGGACGTCGCTTCAACGATCTCCTCGACGAGGAGAACCGGCAGCGTCTCGTCCCGTTCATCCCTCGTCTCGTCGGAACCCGCGACGACGGGAAAGACGAGCATCGAGCGCTGATCCTCCGCGACTGGCTTCTCCACGTCGCCGCGCCGCGCTGGCTCGAACGCGCCGGCCTTCAAGCCGAGGCCGATGAGCTGCGTCAGATCGACACGTCGTCGCGGCAAGCCGTCATCGACGCGTACCACAAGATTGACCGCATCCGAACGAAAGCGTGGGAGGCACGCAGACAGGCTTATGCGCGGCTCAGAACCGCACTGAAAGAAAGCGCCACCGCCGCCGCCGCCGCCGCCACCGCCGCCACCGCCGCCACCGCCGCCGCCGCCACCGCCGCCGCCGCCGCCGCCGCCGCCGCCGCCGCCGCCGCCGCCGCCGCCGCCGCCGCCACCGCCGCCGCCGCCGCCGCCACCGCCGCCGCCGCCACCGCCGACGCCGCCACCGCCGCCGCCGCCGCCACCGCCGCCGCCGCCGCCG